TTTGAAATACCATCAGCTAGTATATCTACTAAATCTTCTATATCATCCCAATATAAAGATAACATCATACCCCTCTCTCCGTATCATACGCAATAATATGATCTCTACCGGTCATATTATAACCATGTTCAGCAACCATTTCAAAAACTTTTACATACATAGGTATCAAAGTTTCTCTAGTATCGCCTGCAGGCATAACATAAGTTTTATCTTTTGGTATACCTAACTCAACTCTATAATCCTCAATTTCTTTAAGATTCTCTTCAGTACCATCCCATACAGGCTTATAGTGATAATCCTTATGAAAATTCATCATACGCTTTATAGAATCAGTATTTAATCGTTTTCTATTGTGGATCTTAATAAATCTTTCGTCAACAACCTTCCCAGCTGGAGTGATAGCTCCAACAACAGGAACGCTGTTACTAAACTTAGGACTGAGACTAACAACATCAATAGGATAATCGGTTTCAACAAAAGCAGATCCTTCAGTCTCGATAGTAATAATAATATTTCTTTCATGTGCAAAATGTGTTAACTCATTAACCAACGCTGGATGCATAGTTGGTGACCCACCGGTTAACATCATTTCTTTTACTTGTGGGTTCTCGTCATATATTTTGACTATATCATTAAAGGTAAATGTACCTTTTTCTGGATGAATTGAAGTATACCATGAATCACACCAACCACCTTCACCAAAGTAGCAACGATGAGTACAGCCAGTTGTTCTGACTGCAATAGTTGGTCGACCGAATCTTGATCCTTCTGATTGTACACAACGATATACTTCTAATACTGGAAGTACTTTATCGTAATCTTCTATACGTTTACGCATGCTTCGCAAGTATCTCCTCCACGTGTTTCTTTGCTACTTCCCAACCATCGATATATTCAACAGGATCTTTTTTACCTAGAGCGATAAAAGCTTCGATTCTTTCAACAGAAGAAGCTGATTTATAATCAGATCTTCCTAATGAATCAGGCTTATAAGATGTATTAGTTCTCTTATAAACTTCATTGAAATCGATTTTCATTTTATCACAACATTTTAATCCATCTTGTAATATATCATATTTATCACCATATAGATAAGGTGTATAATAACTTACACTTTGAGCATTCCAGTTACCTTCAGCAAATGCTTTATAATCAGCATCTCTAAACTCTTGTCTGCAATCAGGATAAATTGCATGATCACCAGCGTGAATACCCATAGCAATTTCTACTTCACATTCATTTTCATTAGCAATAGATAAAGCTACTGCTTGAATTAACGAAGAAAATATTTTATTTCTATTAGGTACTACTGTATCTTTCATATTCTCTTCTTCGTAGTGACCTTCAGGAACTTCTTCACCTCCTTGCACTAAATTAGAACTAATCATATCTTTTAATCCTAAAAGAGTAATACATTGATATTTTACAGGATAACCATTATCTTTCAAATAATTAATTAATTCAGCTGCTCTCTCGAGTTCTATATTATGTTTTTGACCATAATCAAAACTCATAGCAGTTACTTCATAATCGTTTGCCAACAGGTGTAGCAGAACTGTTGACGAATCCATACCACCACTTAACGATAGTACAGCTTGTTTTTTACTTTTAGCCATTTTTTTCTCCATTTATTGTCTTAATGTTTTTTCATTAACAAAATCTATATCCATAAATTCACTAGGTATAAGCATTTCTGATGTTGCTCTAACCGGGTTAATATCGATACCGCCTCTACGAGTATATAAGCAACATACTAATAACTCTTCTGGATTAAACCTATCCATTAAATGCTTATATACCATTTCACAAATTTCTTCGTGAAAGTGAGATACTTTTCTATGAGATACTACATATTTAGCGAACGACTCAGCAGTTACAGTTTCATCGCCTTTCATATATACATATATATCACCCCAATCTGGTTGATTAGTTACTCTACAGTTAGATCTTAATAGATCTGTATGAAAGTAAACTTCCTCTCCATCTTCACCTTCTAATTGATTCTCATCAGATTTATAAGCAGTAAAATCTAATGCATCTAAATCAACTAAACTTTCTATATTTTCATATCTATTAAATCCAGTCCAAACATCTTGACCATACGGATCTAATTCCTTTTCCGTATGTAATCTGGATTCAACGTTAGTATCTAATAGATCTGATAAATCTTTATTTACTCTCGCTTCTATCTCTCTCATGCATTCATCTTTTGTATTACCAAATTTAGACATATTGAACGAGTTTAAGTAAAGTTTAATACTTTTCGATTCAACATGATATTTTGAATCTGCAGGACATACTATTTTTAATAGCCCAGATACAGGTCTACCTTTTTTAGTTAATGCAGATACTTCGTATGCATTCCATACATCAAATCCTACAAACGGCAACCTTTTCTCATCAATACCATATGCAGTTCTATTTAATTCTCTAGGTACTTTAACAAGTAATGACTTATCATATAAATCTGAATAAGCACTAACAGTTTGACCTAAATGTTTACTAGCAATTTCAATTACTTCTTTACTCATTTATTGTCTCCTTTATTTGTTTAATTCTATTTTCGACTGAGCCTGTTAAGTGAATAACAGGTACCTCGCATTCTATTATATATTGCTCAAATAACTTTACTATCTGAGTCTGAAATCCTTCATCTACACTTCTTACACCATCATCTTCCATATCAAATTCAGGCGATAGATAAAATATAAAATCATATTTATCTATAATTTTAGTAAATACATTTTCTGCAAAATCCATAACCCAATCATCTATTTGACCTTTCTCATACATGCATCTAGTATATACAACACCGTCTAATGCACACCTATCCATTATAGATTTTTCTTTTAATATATTAGATATATGACTATTCATTATTAATAACTGTGTCATATCATCACCGCCTTCATTTATCTTAAGACCCTTCTTAGTCATACGTCTTGTAATCTCATCAATAAATTCGTACTCTAGATTAAACATAGGATCATGCTTTAATCTATTTAATAAAGTAGTTTTACCTGTACTATGTGCTCCTGTAAATGCTATTCTCATAATTTCTCTCTTAAAAACTCAATCCATAGATTTAAGCTTGTTTCTCTTAATATATGAAAATAATCGTTAACTTCCAACCCTTCTTTAGTAAAAGTTCCTGAATTAATTATTTCACCTTCATCTACACCCTCAGTAACTCTATGTAATACTGAACCGCAAAATTCATAATTACCTTCCCATGCTCTCATCTGAGGATCTTTACCTTTTAATTCTGGATATTTTGTTATTAATCCAGGATGTCCATTATATATTTCATACTTATTACATATTTCAGGGGGCATAATTCTTAACCATCCATGTAAAGTAATAATAGGATTTTCATATAACCCACAAACAAATTTTAATTGCTTCAAATCAGGCTTATTAGTAACCTCAGACCAATAAGGTAAATTTTTATTTATCTCTCTTTTATCAGACGGTCTATAATTAGTAATAATTAAATCGGGCTTTTTTCCTAATCGTTCAATTATATCAACTATCTCAGAGCCTGTCTGACTAAAAAATGCAATCCAAGGTCTAGCCATTTACATAATTCCTAAAATAATTAATATTATGATTAACATCATATAACTGTTCATTAGTTAATTTTACATCTAATAAATCTACTAACTTTATAGATTCTTTAGTTTGTAATCCACCGTATTCATATTTAATACCTTTAATACCATGAACTATAGGATTACTTGTATCAATAGATTCAATCCATTTATAATTTCTATACAATGCAAATTCTTGAGGTAGCCCACAACCTAATAAGTGATGAGGTTTATTAGTATTTATAACTCCAGATTTTAATAAATTTGCTAACATAGTAGCTCTACCCAGCATCCAGCTCATATATTTATTTTCATGAGGTACTATTTCTTCATAAACAGAATAGTCGAATGAAATAGCAATTTTATCACAATCAGCATGTTTATCCATATACATATAACAATCAGCAAGCTCTTCAGGAGTTTTTCCTTGTACAACACCAATACGTTTACCTGGTAAACTACCAAAGTTTCTATTCCATTTTTCCATTTGATCAATAGTTTTATTTATATCCTCTAATGCATCAGGAACAATATATTCAGTAGGTTTTAATTCTTCAACCCATTTAGCAAACGAATCATTATCATAAGCTTCACCTAACTCAAAAATACTATTATCTAGTAAAACGTGTCTGCCGTTAGCTACACAATCTTTATAAAATTTAAGGTATTCAGGATCTTTATCAAATAGGTGTACTAACGCATAATCATAATCGTTAAACTCTAAACTTTGATTAAATAAACTTTTTGGTATTTCATGTGATATTAACATAATTATCTCCTAAATATTGCTGTATTTTTACCATGTTCCATAAACTCTACCTGTCTAATAATAACTCTATCATCTGTTTCTTGGTATATGAATTTACTCAATTTATCGTATATAAATTCTGCAAACTTTTCTGCTCCTGTAGCTTCTACCTCTCTCAATTGAATAATTCCAGATGCGTGTAAGTTTCTAAAATTATTAATATACGGATCATCTTCAGCAACTATAACCGTATGATCAAACATAAAATCCATCCACTCTTTAGGCGATCTACCATCTATTTTAGTTTTAGCTCTTTTCATACCACCAAAATCCCATACCCAGTTTCTATGATCTAAATCACCTTCAAATGTAACTCTAAATGATACACCATAACCATGTAAATATCGACAATGAGTATTTTCAGCTTTCCATTGTCTAAAACAGCAACTGAACCCATCAAATAATTTAGTACTTCTATACATAACTTTCTCCATTTATTTTAATATAAGAATTTTTTTACAATATACCAACTAATCTACTTTAAGATACTTTTTATACTTATCACCCATATTATCAAAATACTTAGTTCGTAATAAACTTTTATGAGCTTTAGATAGAATTTTTCTATCTGCTACATTAATTAAAAAATATGGTGATTTACTTCGTATATTAAACCCATCAACTTCTGTAGTATCGTTAGGGTTAAAACATATACACTTATATTTTTCAAACCCAGATTTTTTAAGTAATCTGTTAATAAAATTTTGATATTTGTATGTATCTTTACTTAATAAGAGTTCATTGGTTTTTTGAATAAATAAAGCACTATCATAATCTGAATTTACAAATTTATTCATCATATCGATAATACTATTTTTTTCAGGATTAAATATTTCAATCATTAATTTATTTTTATCAACTTCAGCACCAACGAAAGGACATGGAGCCATTCCCCCATATTCCTCTCTTGGTGTTCTTAAAATTTTTACCCAATCCATCACCTTAGTTTTGAAATTGGTATATGGACATTTACTCATAACTTATTCTAAAGGTATCCCATGATATAACTTTTCAATCCAACACATTAAGTAATCTCACAAGCACCACCTGCGCATGCAAGTTCACCTGTTAAATTAGTTTCGTCTTTTTCTTCAACAATTCTTGATAAGTCGATATCTGATAACGCTCTCATCATTTCATCATATTTTTCTTTTGTAATATCCTCAAATGGTGCTTGAGTATATGTTCCCCCATCATAAGGTAATACTGATAAGCCGTTATAAAACTTTCTATTTTCCCACATCCATTCACCAGCCATTTCCCATTCATTTTCTTTAAGAGAAATAGTAGCTGATACATTATGAGAATTAGACCCTGCTCTGTGACCAGGCTTTATCCATTCCTGTGCTACTCTCTTTACTCTATCAAGTAAACTAAACGGTGATTCAGTTCTTAATATAGAGCCTTCAGGAGCTTTTTGCGGTATTTGTATTACTGCTGTATCATGAGGTCTGAAGTATTCATCTTCAACTAATTCAGGGTGATTCTCTTTTAGATAAGGATATATTGCTTCATTTTTACCAACTCTTATCCTGCGGATATAATAATCATTATGCCATGCGTGAATACCTGAAGAAGTACCTAATGTAAGAGAAGTAGTACCTGCAGGTTTTACAGTTGTAGTTCTAGCAGAGTTATTTATTCCTATAATTTTAGCAACTCTAGCATTTTCTTTTTTTACTTCTTTAGCTGCTTCTTCCATATCATAGCCGAGCACAGTACCTGAACCAATACCAGTCATTGAAACACCAATTAGTGCATCTTTTTCAGTGGTATCTCTCCATATGTCTCTTAAATAATGAAATGAAGTATAGCCAGCTTGTAAGGTCCCTATAAATGAAGCAGCTTTAACTCTTGCATTTAAGTCTTCTTGAGATATTATATCGCTTGCATTAACTTCGCATAAATTGCAAAATTGAAAAGGTCTTAATGCTATTTCACAACAAGGATTAGTTCCCCAATCTTTATCATTATTAAAATATATTCCAGGTTCTCCTGCTCCAGATAACTCTACTCTTTTCCATAAATCTAAAAAGAATTTTTTAGTAATTTTATGTCTCATAAGAACAGCTGAATTATTTGCTCTACCTCTTTGAGGGTTATTTTCCCACCAGTTACCTGATTTGCAGGAAATCATTTCGTCATCATCAGCATTAAATAACGATATAAGTGCTGCACGCCTGATACCACCAGCGAGTACGGCGTCAGCGATATGACATACAATATCATGAGCTTCAAGAGTTGTAAGTTGTGTACCATTTTCTTTTTCACGTAGCATTCCCTCTACTTTTACTAAACACTCTTTTAATGGTTGTGGGCCAGGAGCTTTTCCTCCTGATGTAACTAATCTTGCACCTTTTGGTCTGATATCGGAATAATCAAAAATAATTCTTGAACCACCACCATTCATATATGACTTTAATAAAACCTTTACTGCATCTGCCCAACCTTCAATACTATCACCAATTAAGAATCTTCTAGTTCTTTTAGGGTAAGGTTGTGATATAGCAGGAAGTTGTTTTACGTGATGTCTTTGTACCGAAAATCCTACACCTGTACCACCTAAAAGTAAAAACATACATTCTGCAAACGAATCAATATGACTTATTGGCATAAAAGCACAGTTGTAGATTCTATTAGGAGCAACCTCAATAGGTTTACCACCAAACTGCATAGACCTCATTGAGGGTAACACTTTTTTATCATATACAAATTTATAAACTTCCTCTATCTCATCCTTCAATTCTGGATATGATTTTATATGCATGTTTTTATTTCGGGTAACAAGCTCTTCCCATGTTTCTCTCCTATTTACTTCTGGCAAATACTTTGCGTATTTCATGTAGACAGTAATATCAGAAAGAATCCTATTCGATACTTCCATTTTTATTCTCCTAATTTATTTTTTATTTTTGATGTAATAATAATTATCATTATATATGTATATCACTGTAAGTTTGCGAACGGATCTTTAGATTTATTTTCAGTAGGTTTAACTTCAGTATATTTTTTAGCTAACCTTTTACGTAAAGCTTCAGATCCTCCATCCATTTGCTTCTGAGCTTGTTTTCCATTTACAGATGTATCTTCATATATTTGAATTTGACCGTTTGACATATTCATTTTACTAGGAAATGTAATGCCGTCAGGACCAAATCTATTTTTAATAACATGCCACCTTCCAGTACCAGCTATTTTATCTTCTATTTTTCTACTTAATGATAGTACAAAATCAGCTGTCATTATTTTACTATATGATTCAGCAATTTTTTCAGCACCAATAACATCGTCTTCTAACGCAGATCTATTTGCTTGAGAAGCAGTCCATACAGGAATATCATATTCACCAGCTAATCCTCTTAAATCTTCGTATATATTACCAAGTTCTAATCTAACTTCTTTTCCTGCACCTCTCAATAAATCAGCATAATCTACAATTAATAAATCGGGCTTTTTTCCTAACATAGAACATCTATCAATATGAGCTTTTAATGTATTAACCGTTGCTGTTTTAGTAGGATAGTATTTTATTACAAGATCTCCGTTTAACTCAGCAATTTTTTTCTTAATATCATCTTGATAGAATTTTAAGTTTTGAGCTGCTATACCTGTAAATACAGAATCGAATCTTAACCCTACATATGCACCACTCAACTCTAACGTATATTGTATTACAGTTTTACCAGCTTTAACAGCATTAGCAGCTGCATTTACTAAACCCCAAGATTTACCAATACCTGCAGGTGCTACAAATACACCTAATTCACCAGGTCCTAATCCTCCATCCATAAGATCATCGATAACATCCCAACCTGTCGGTACAGTTTTTCTAGTTGTTTCAGAAAATCTATCATCAATCATGCTCATATATTCGTGACCAAGATCTCTATCAGCGCCTGCTTTCAATGCATCATCTATTTTATGCTTAATACCGTCATAATCTCCTCGTTGAAGAAGATTAACAGATTCCATTATAGCGCCTTTCAGTTTTTGATTTTTACAAAACTTAATAGTTTCATCTTGAACAAACTCCATATCTTCAGCTTCAAGATGTTTCATTACTTCTTTCAAAGTATCAACTATACCAGTTTTTAATACTTCATTATCTACTGAATCGACATTTACTTTCATTACCTCTAGGGTAGGAGAAGATTTATATTCAGTAAAATAATCTATAACTGTATTAGCAATCCATTTATTTGAATCAGATTCAAAATAATTAGAATCTAATATATCACTAACTTGCTGTAAAAAGGTTTTATTCTTAAACAGCGCTGCTAACAGTTTAATCTGAAAGCTATATCCATATGTATTGAAAGTATCACTCATAATTGTAATATACGAAAAATATTAAACATTAACAACTTTTATTGAAAGTATCTGCATGTGTATCTAATCTCAAAAATCTTTCTCTTAACCAAAACTCTAAATTTCTAAATACTCCTGTTACTCCATCTTCAATAACCATTACTTTTAGTTTTGTAGAATTCATTCGTCCGATAGGATTACGTACAACATCCATAATTTTATTTTTAGAATTACCGCTAATATCTACATCATTAAGCTGCATTAATTTATAATTTAATTCTAGCTGCTCTCTACTTTCTGAAATAGTTTGCATAACTTTAATTTTTGAATCTTTACATTCTTCAATAAGAGTATCTATACTAATTGTATCATCACTAAATAATAGTGGCAACCTTTTTTGTAATGTCGCGATCCCTGTTCCTCTTATACCTGGAATATTATCAGATTTATCACCTGTTAATGTTCTATATAAAAGATAGTTATGTGCAGGCAGTTTGTAATCTTCTAAAACATCGTCCTTAAAATAAAGTTTCTTTTTTGTAGGGGACCAAACTGCAATTCTATCATCAACTAATTGTATGAAATCTTTATCAGACGACATAATAAAAATTTTACTATCAGTTAGCAATTGTTTACTAATATAAGCTATAGCATCATCAGCTTCTATATTCTGAGGTGCTAGGATTTGAACTGGTAGGTGATCTAAATACTGAACTAATCTACCGAGTTGCATTTTCATATTTTGATCTTCA